CGCATCTGGGCATTTATTTTATTGCTCGTTGTACTCTTTTCTCCATTTCTTCTTGGGTCCTGTTCTGCTTCAACTGAGATCGCCAAGGCGTCGACCGTCATTGGAGACAAGGCAGCATCGTCGAAGAACCGCTTCGCCGTTATTGAAGAGGAAGCCGGGACGACGACGCCAGACTTGGCAGTGATCAAGAGCGAAGCAGTGGGGGGACAGCGGGAACAGGATGCAATCCTGACCTACGCCTCCGACATTCAACATCTGCTTCCTTCAGTAGAAGACCAGACGCCCTACTGGCTAAACGTCGTGGAGTACGGCCTCATAGTCTTAGGAATCATTGGGACTTGCTGGCTTCTGTGGTACACTGGTATAGGTTCACTGATAAGGGGGCTGGTGGGATTCATCCCACGAGCAAAGAGACGAGAAGCAAACCTAGCAAGTGAGGCTCTTGATGAGCGTAGTCCCGTGACGGTTCGGGAACTTGTCGCGGCCAAGCGTGCATCAGACCCGGAGTTCGATAGAGCCTATGAGCGAACAAGAACTGAAAGATCTAGAACGATTCGCTCGGATGAGAGACCCGCTTCCGGGGACTGACTTGTGGATCATCAAAGCGTCTGACATAATCATTAACCTCGTAACCCGTATAAGGAATCTCCAATGCTGCACCTCGCCTCAATCGAAAGCCTGCTCGGATCAATCTGGTTTGCAGGACTCACCTGTCTCATCGGATACATCGGGGGATGCCTCTTCCCCGTAAGTAAGTTGAAGGGCAAGATTTCAGACTGACTACGAAACTACGAAACTACGAAACTGCCTGACCCCCGGCCCCGCGTTCGCGGGGGGCCGGGGTTCATCACATTAGACAAGGAGAATCACATGTACGTCAATCTAAGTCACAGCAGTATCGAGTCCATCGCAGAAGGTCTGGCGGATGTCGTCAAGGACTACCTTGAATACGCGGACTACGAGAACTACAAGAAGTTGAAGGAGCATGAGTACGCCGGGCACTACACCATCGAGGACATGCTCGAAAAAATCTCCAACAACATGGCGGAGGAGTTTCATGGTGACATCGAAAGCGTCATCAACGACTACTTCGACCGCAACGGGTTCTGGCAGCAGGACGCAGAGGAAGCCGTGGACAAGGCGCTAGCCGAAGCCGACGAAGAAGAAGAACTAAACAAGGAAGACCAATGAGAATCATCACGATCGACGCACCGGATGAAGGCAAGGATGCAGTGAAGTGGACCTTCAAGCAAGATGACAGAACTCGCAGGTGGTACAGCACCTTCAACAAGGTCGAAGAACTTGTACCCTTCAATGTCATCCAAGACAAGATTGAACTGGCAAGAGAGAACCATTGGAGAATCACAGAGCGTACTTTAGATTTTCCATTTACCGCTAAATGAGGAGACAGCCATGGCGTATGCGTTCTTCAAGGAACTCAGCGAAGCAGAAGAAGCAGACTTTCGGCAGTGGGCTAGATCTAATTATGTGATTGGAGACCCCATCCCCTCTACTTGGCACCCGGTTGTCGTGGACGAGTGCATGTACATGCTCACAGGAAAGGCAAAGAATGGCTTGGATAGCAAAGAACAACCCGGACTGGGACAAGATCCAACGGCAATGGGAAACCAAGATGGAGAAAGAAATGCTTGAAGACAACTTCGATCCCCAGTGGGAGGCAGCGATTCGTGGAGACAGAGAGGCACTGTGCCTTGAACTCCAGACCATGGCCGAAACTGTTGATGCACTTGATACACATCTCCATGCACTCATGAGGCAGATCCATGACCTTAGAAGCGGACTTCAATCAGACCCCCCCACCAGTACCTACAAATCATCCGTGGCCGGAGACATTGGGACGGGAAGCCTACGAGCATCTCCAAGCACACGGAATCAACGCGATCATTCCACCCCTCCGTTCTAGTGACTACGGCACCTGCCTGTCAGATCCCTTTGCCTACTACATGGCACGACGGCTTGGTGTAGTGCCAGCCGTCAAGTGGTCCAAAGCCATGAACCGGGGCACTTGGATGCACCTCAGGTTCCAGCACTACCACCGATCAATCATCGACGCACGAACCCGAATGGAAGAAGCCTTAAGCGAAAGGCTTTCAGAACTTACTGAAAGTTGTAAAGACGCTGGCATCATGGGCTCTGGGTTGAGCAAGATTCTCGAACGCGAGGAGCGTGACATGCGTTCCTCTTTGGCTTGGTACGAAGCAGCACGAGCCCTCCCCTGCTTGGACGGCCAGTCGTTCGAGGATCTCCTTCTCAACCCACGATGGCACCGGATGGGTACCGAGTACCGACTCGTCACGTCCATCAAGACCGACGACCGGGCTCGACCCATCCGGTGTATCTGTCAACCAGACCTCCTTCTCTACAACAAGGAGGACAACACCGTCTGGATCGTGGACCTGAAAACCACCGCCATCTCCCCCAAGATGCGGTTGGCTAGTGTGCCTATCGAGTTCCAGTGCGAACACTACATGTTCAGCGTCAATGAACTCTTGAAGACAGGACAAATCCAACGAGCCTTCAAGATCCCCAAGGACGCAACCCTCGGTGGCATGATGCACCTTGCCGTTAGGAAGCCAAGTATTGAGTTCGGGATGAAGGATCGAGACTTCACGATCGACATGTCGCCGTTGAAGTCCGGGCCCCGCAAAGGCTTGCCTCGCAATACCAAGATCTACGAGGGCGAACCACGGTTCGACAACTACCTCGACAGATGCGATGACTGGTATCAAGCACGGAAAGACTACATCGACAAGGCACCGGAGTGGGCCGAAGATCCACCCGTCAACATTTCAATGACAAAGGCGTCCCTAGTACTTGACCCCGCCATCAACAAACGGTATCGTGACCGCGTAAGGCTGGTCCAACACTACGCCCTCTGCAACCCATACCCAGAGAACTTCCCGATGTCAGATCGGGTCGCCCACATGGGACGGTTCTCTACCTACTCCCCCTTCATGCTGTCGCCTGTAGGGGACTGGCCCTCGCTGGTTCAAAGCGAAGGGTTTACGCTTCGTCGTCGGGATGACCCCATCCCTGAAGAAGTGGAGTTTGATGTCATTGCTGAACCGGGGTCGGAGTTCGAGGAATGAAAGGACACTGGAAGGGCAAGTCCACACGGGACGCTATTTACCGAGCAGGAAGGAATAGGAGTTCCAACCCCAAAGATCGTACCAAGTCCAAGCACAAGCCCCTACCGGGCTACAAACAAAGGAAGCGAAAATGAGTGACGACAATTTTGAGAACGACATTGCAGAGGCGGTAATCCGCCCTAAGTTGCAGAAGGTCTGCGAAAACTACGGTGCTATCAACACCAAGGCAGATCTCCGCAAAGCGTTCATTGACCAAGAAGGCGTGTCAATGTCAGCCGCTAAGTTCGAGAGTTATCTCAACATGTTGGGTATCACCTTCGTGAAGAAGGTGGAGATCAAGGGTCTTTACCCCGATGCACCGCCCCCGGCGACCGCCGGGGCGGATGCCTCGGAGGAAGAAGTCATATTTGATAATGAAGAGGTTAAACCGTCAAGGTACAGGAGCCAGCAACGACGTAACGACATGTTCGGTCTGGCATGAATCATACAACTCTAGTAGAAGGAACACCGATGGGCTTTACCAAACTCGGTTTCTCAGGACAGCGGATGAAGTATCCGCTCAACGCTCTCTTCGGCATGGTGGTTGGAGAACAGAACACAGGCAAGTCATACCTGTTTCAGTCCAACCCCGATGCCTTCATCATCAACCTTGATCTCTCGTCCACCGTGACGCCAGAATGTCGTGCCACCATCTGGCCCGGCGTCAACGATCAGGGTCTTCCAGTCGATATCGACAACAAGCACATCGTGTTGGATTGGGAGAAAGTACTGGAGAAGAAGCAGCAACTCATTGACATGGCGAAGGCCAACGAGCCTCGACCCAAGTGCGTGGTCCTCGACACGATCACGCCTTGCGTCCGACTGCTCAAGCCGTACATCGCCAAGAAGATGGGCAAGACTTCTTTCGAGCAGGCTCACGGCCCAGCCGCTTACGACAAACTCTTCGACGAGATCCTGTCGTTCGCGTTTGACCTACGCCAAGTAGGTTACGGGGTGTGGTTCATTGCACACCTCAGCCGTGAGTTCTTGCAGATCTCCGACGACGGAGCAAAGCAGGAAGAGTTGACCCTCAATCTCTCGGCAGGCATGGTCCGTCGCCTGACGCCAGCCGTTGAGATGATTGCTCCCGTGTGCTGCGATCGACGCTCCACCACCGTGATGGAGAAAAAGATTGTGAAATCCGGCACGAAGGAGATCGAACGAAAGATCCCGAAGGAGCAGATCATCTACGACCGCAAGTTGGCGTTTGATGATGCACGCTTCTCTCGTATCATTCGCACCCGCACAACTAACCGTATGCCCAACATCCCTTTGGATCCTGTTGATCCGTGGGGTTCATTCGAGTCCGCGTTCGATAACGCAAATAAGGAAACAGAGCAATGAGTATCAAGCGAGCCGTCTTCGACAACTTCGAGTCCGACTTCAACGAGACCGAAGTCTCCCAAGGCTACAACGATTGGTTCCCCGAAGACGGAACCTACGAGTGCCTGATGACCAGCATCGTTCAGGTTGACTGCCCCTTCAAGGAGAAGGATGGCACCACCCACGACGGCACCCTCATCAAGTTCCACTACCGTCTCCTTCAGGACGACGATCAGCCCGACAACCCCCGCTCTTTCGAGGGTGGTCCCATGGTCTTCCCCGACTGCGGCAAGGCTGGCCTCAAGACCGACGGTGGTCAGATTCGTGTGGACATCGCCCTCAAGCGGATGAAGCAGACGCTCACCGTCGTTCTTGGCGATGTTGCCAGCATGGGCTCCGGTCTTCAGCAGATCGAGGAACTCCTCGGTACTGAAGAAGTCCCGGTCAAGGTCCGTTGCAAGTCCCGCGAGGGAGCCAACGGTAAGGTCTACGGCGAAGAGATGATTCTCGCTCGCCTTGAAGAGTCCTGAGCCCCCCGCTCAAAGGATAGGTGCCAGTCCGGGACGGGTAACCACAGGCACCCTTGGTGGCCCCGTTTACTAATCCTCTCTTTAGGTCCCGGCGTCTTTTACTTCGCGGTGTCTGGCGTCGGGGCTTTTAACTTGCACTATCTCTTGGGACATGGGATAATGCAGCCTCCAAACTAGTCCCCCCACTTCCGGCATGGGGATACCGTTGCCACGGACCCCATGCCTTTTCCTTAGATCTCTTTCTCCTCCGGCTTCACGTCCTTCTTTATGAGGGGCGTGAGGCTATTCTAGGGGGATGAAGTTGACTGAATTGCCAGTATGGGCTACTGTCTCCCGTGCCCGAGAACGGGAAGGGCTTGATGCACCAGTCAGAATACGCATCACGCAAGACCTAGAAGCCCTGCCGCTGCCGCCATTGGACCGGCAGAACCCTACGCCTCGTGGGTTCTGGAGGCAGACTGGCTCCCTCTCGGTGCTGGGCGATTGGCTGATCGCCCGCGTTGGAGAAAGCCCCGGACCTGCCGAGCGTCTACATCGTCCACTCGTGATGACGTTCCGTCAGGTTCGGGGCTCTCTAAAGTTCATAGATTTTTATGTGACCGCAGATCACAAAGAGGAGTTACGACCTCTTCTTTCCCCCCCACAACATGCGACGCTACTACCGGGACGTATCCCCGGTGGCGTTCGTTTCACACCCCCAGACAACTACGAAGTCTGGCTACCACTAGGAGCAGAAAATGCCCGCCAAGAAGACCACCAAGAAGACGGCTAAGAGAAACAAGCGTTTTACCGTCACTTACAACACCCCTGTGTACACCAAGGCGACAAAGACCATGCCGCCAAAGATTGGCAAGAAGCATGTCTTTACCATCTCTTGTGACTCCGAGATCGTTAAGGCAATCAATGCCTTTCAGAACGACTACGACATGGGTTCTCGTTCGGTCGCATGTCGCGTTGCCCTGAAGCGATTCCTCAAGGAAGAAGGATACCTTAAGTAATGCACACTGAGAACCTCACATGCGAGGACATTCACACCGGCCCGGCTATGACTAGTCGGGTTTTTCATTGGGAGCATCTCCCGTCCGATGCACAGAACATCATCAAGGACACAATCAACGAGTCCATTGAGCGGGAACTGCCAAAGCACCTCACCACTGGTAGCGATATCATCGACGCGGAAGTCGTTGTGCAAGTTACCATTCACACCCAGATTGCGGAGTATTGATAATGGCTCACGAGATCACCAGTACCGACAACATTGTTCTCCACAGGGAGAAGGCATGGCACGGCCTCGGCACCGTCGTCGAGGAAGCACCCACCACCGAGGAAGCCCTTCAACTCGCCAACATGGACTGGAACGTCAACCAGACCATGGGCGTTCGTGGTGGCACCTCCAACGGCGACACCTTCCACTCGGACAAATGGGTTCTCAATGTACGCAGTGACACCAGCGAAGTGCTGGGCTGCGTGTCAGAGAACTTCAGCCCCATCCAGAACACGGAACTCGCAACCTTCTGCGAAGAACTGTCGATGGATTCCGTGGTCAAGGTGGAGTCGGCGGGGAGCCTGTTGGGGGGACGAAAGGTCTGGTTCCTCCTCAAGACCGACTCCTTCAACGTCGGCCCCAACGACGACCCCGTCACCCCCTACATCCTCGTCGCCAACGCACACGACGGCAG